TACATCATCGACAAAGAGCAGGAGCGCGAACGCGACCGGCAGGATGTGCGGGATGGTTTGCTGAAGCCCTGGGAATACCGTGTCAAATGGTATGGCGAAGACGAAACCACCGCAAAGACTGTGCTGGGCGCTGCCGCCGACCTGCAAAACCCGTTTGGATTTAAACAAGGTGTTGGCAATGCTGACACCTGAATACCTTGACCACTGTTCTGACGGCGTTGTGGAATTATACAGTGAACTTGACCAGCTGATAGTCCGTGACGTTGTGCGGCGGCTGATGAAAGCAGGGCACGTTACCAATACCGCTGCCTGGCAGATTCTGCGGGCACAGGAAAACGGACTGCTCTATAATGAAGTCATTGCGGAGGTTGCCCGCTGTACCAACGCATCTAAACAGCAGGTGCGGGCGCTGTTCGAAGAGGCCGGATTAAAGGCTGTTGCTTATGATACCGCCATTTACACGGCTGCAGGTTTGTCCCCTCCTCCTCTTGCTATGGCACCCGCTGCCGTGCAGGTGCTGCAGGCAGGGCTGCAAAAAACAAACGGCTATCTGCAAAACCTCACCAAGACAACCGCCAACGGTGCACAGCAGGCATACATACACGCGGCGACCATTGCGGAAATGCAGGTGGGCAGCGGCGCATTCGATTATGTGTCCGCTGTCCGCAATGCCGTGCGTACCGCCATAGACGGCGGTGAATGGGTAACTTACCCCTCCGGGCACCATGACCGACTGGACGTTGCAAGCCGCCGCGCAGTGCTGACCGGTGTCAACCAGACAACAGCAGAAGTGTCGCTCTCCTATGCGGACGATATGAATTGTGACCTCGTTGAAACCACGGCGCACGCCGGCGCGCGGCCTTCACACGTTGTGTGGCAGGGGCAAGTGTTCAGCCGAAGCGGCAAAAGCGACAAATACGACGACTTCGCGGGCGCTACCGGATACGGTACGGGCGCTGGTCTTTGCGGTTGGCACTGCCGGCACAGCTTCCACCCGTTTTTTGAGGGGCTGTCCGAAAGTGCTTATCCGAAGTCAAAGCTAAAAGAGTATGAAAATCAAACCGTTACATACAATGGTGAAAAAATTTCCTACTATGATGCCACCCAGCAGCAGCGGGCAATGGAGCGGGCAATCCGTGACAGCAAGCGCAAAGCCGCCGGTTTTGATGAAGCGGTCAAGTCCGCCCAAGATGAACCGACTGCCAAAGCAATGAAGCAGGAGTTTGATGCTGCCGCCGTTCGGCTCAAAAAGCAGGAAGCGGCGCTGAAAGACTTTACGCAGCAAACCGGACTTTTAAGGCAGCGGGAACGTGAGCAGGTAGCTGCAACAAAAGCAGCCGGTAAAACCGTTTCGTTTGGACGCAGTCCGGCACAGAAAGCACGCTTTGCAGCTGATAAGCACTATCAACAGTGGATACACGACATTGGCGCGTCAGACACTGCACCGAAAACGCTTGCAAAATATTATCAGGAGAAGTATAATAACTCTCCTGCTTACCAGCTACTGAAAGGATACAGCCATGCAGTCGACAAAGGTGATATTCATCCACTGGTAGGATTTGGGCAGTATCAAAAATCAGCAGCAGAAATTGAGCAGAAGATTGTTGGTGTTACTACTTCAACCGGCGTTACCATTGAATCCTTTGCCACTCATTTTATTGACCGCATTATTGGGCAGACATCCACTCCCCACGCTGATATGCGCTGCGGGGTAGCAGTTGACGCAGCTCTGGATGCTTTAAAGAATCCAGTTAAGTTGGGAACTGTAAGGACATTGGATAACGGCGATATTCGGCAGACACTGTACGGAAAGCACGCAACCGTTACTATCAGCATTCGCGATAAGCGGCTCATTCAAACTAATCCACGTTAAGGAGGGAAATATCATGCTGAAGTTTACAGAGGAAGACCTCTCGTTCATTCAGAAATATTTTGATAACGCCAATGTCTTGCTGAATGCAGAAAAGCTGGACGATGTACTAGACCCGCTCTATGACCTTATCGATGCGAAGGGCTTTGCACCTCCTGATTACGAAGAATACAACGATTTCGGCCGAAAAGCACAAAAAATATATGATAGCATCTATTACAACAACTAAGCCGCCACGGCACACGCCCGGCGGCATTTTTACGCCCAATTTCAGAAGCAAGCAGCCTTTGCGGGCTGCTTTTTTCATACTTATTTTGCCCTACCCTGCCGGGCTTAAAATGCAGGAACCGCACGGCGCAGAGTGGCTGCGCGCTTATAAATTAAATCTATGCGGCAAGGAGATTATCATGGATATTAAAGAACTTTTCGGTGACAAATCACTCACCTATGCGGACTTTGAAAAGGCCGCCGGTGAACACAAAGCAAAGTTTGTTGACCTGTCTGGCGGCGGCTATGTAGACAAAAGCAAGTTTGACGGCAAGACAAACGAACTAAAAACCGCCAACGACACCATTGCAGACCTGCAGGACAAGGTGAAGGCTTTTGATGGTGTGGATGTTGAAAAGCTGAAGCAGGATGTCAAGGATGCACAAACCAAATACGACACTGACATCGGTGCTTTAAAGAAGTCCAGTGCTATCAACCTTGCACTGGTGGGGGCGAAAGCGCGGGATGTCAAAGCTGTGCTGCCCTTTGTCAATATGGACGCTGTCACGATTGACGGCGACAAAGTGCTGGGTTTGGACGAACAGGTACAGAATTTGAAGAAAGACAAGGCTTTCCTGTTTGAAGAAGAAAAGCCTGCCACAGACACACAGACCGCCGGGCACATCAGCAGCGCCGGGGAACACCACGAATCCCCGGACACGCAGCTGGACACTTTCGCTGCGGCGGCCTACAAAGCCGCGGGCATTTCCGCCCCGGACACTACAGGAGGTAAAGAATAATGCCAAACTCTATTGAATACGCAAAAAAATTTGTGCCGGTTATTGACGGCATCTACAAAGCTGCATCCATTACTAACGGTATGGATGCAGCCACAAAACCGGACTTTACCGGCACCAACGAAGTAAAAATCATGAAAGTGGAAACATCCGGACTCGGCGATTACAGCCGTCAGAACGGGTACCCGCATGGCAACACCTCGGTTGCATGGGAAACACTGCACCTCAGCGAGGAACGCGGCACGGAAATCAATATTGACCGTATGGACAACGAAGAAACGCTGGGCATGGCGTTTGGCGCCGCAACGGGTGACTTCATGCGCGTCCACGTTGTGCCAGAATTGGATGCCTACCGCTTCGCCAAGTATGCCAGCGCCACGGGCATCCAGAAAGCAACTGCCGCCGCGCTCACAAAAGATACCATTATCCCCGCCATTGATGATGCTGTAAAAGCACTGGACAGTGCTGAAGTGACCGCAGAGGGACGCTGCCTGTACATTAACAGCGACCTGAAGCCGGTACTTGCGCAGGCGTTGAACCGCCAGTACGGCAGCGATAATGCGATAAATAACCAGCTGCAGAGCTACAACGGCCTGCCGATTGCCTATGTCCCCCCAACCCGATTCTACACCGCGATCACCTTGAACACTGGCGCGGACAAGTTCGGCTTCGATAAGGGCACTGGCGCAACTGGTATTAATTTCATACTGATTGACCCGAAAGCCATTACGCAGGTGGTCAAGTTCGCGCTGCCGAAGATTTTTGACCCGGACACCAACCAGAAAAATGATTCCTGGCTGTTCCAGTACCGCGAATATCACGATGCATTTGTGCTGGACAACAAGGCAAAGGGCATTTATCTGCACGCACAGCCGACCACATGAGGTGACAATCTATGCAAATTAAAAACGGCGGTATTTACCGCAATATTGATGAAGCTGAATTTCCATATTACAAAGAAAAAGGCTATGTCCCCGCTGAACTGGAACCGCCTGCAGTGCCAGAAGCAGCACTAGAACAGCCCTCCCCGCCTGTACTTGAAGATAAACCGAAGGGAAAGTGATTTGCTTGTATGCCGATTATGACTACTATCAGAGCACCTACCACGGCACTTTAATCTCTGCTGCCAATTGGCCGCGGTTGGAACGCGACGCATCTGCCTTTGTCGACCGCATCACGTTCGGGCGGCTGCGGCACGGCTGGGGGGTCACTGCGGATGTACAGAATGCCGTTTGCACTGTGGCTGAAAAGTTGCAATTGCTCGATACACAGACCGCCGCGCAAGCGCAGGCGGCACGTGCAGCTGGCATTGCGTCCGAAAATACAGACGGATACTCCGTGTCTTACAAAAGTCCCGCCGAAGCGCAGCAGGCACGCAATGCTGCGCTGTTGGATGCGGCAGGCTTGTGGCTGCCAGCGGATGAACCGTTGCGCTATGCGGGGGTGTGAATATGCTCACAAACGCGGACTGCACCATTTACCACAAATCGTATGACAAGGCCACCCGACTTGACCGCTGGGAGCGCGCACAGTACGGCGGTGTCAACTGGTATGCCAAACAAGCGGCCACAGTCGGTGAAAATGGCTTAATGGCTGCCGACACGCTGACGGTACGCATTCCTGTCACAATTTCTGAAACTGTCCCCGCCGCCGTGGGTGACATCATTGTGCACGGGTTACTTGACACTGACATTACACAGCCGAAAGAATTAGGTACATATGAACATTACACAATAACTGCCGTGCGCGATAACCGCCGCGGCAGTCCTTTTATGCAGCATTGGAGGATTGAGGGAAAGTGAGCAAAATCCACATTGACACGCCGCGTGACTGCAATGTAAAAGTCAATACCACATCCTGCGCATTGCGCTGGAACCCCTCCTTTGGCGCAAACTGGGGCGGGCGCTTTAACCGTGCGCAACAGTTTGTGGACAGCGAAGTTTTGCGGCTTTCTTCCCCTTATGTACCATTCCGCACCGGTATGCTGGACAAATCCGGTATCCTTGGCACCCATGTTGGCAGCGGCGAAGTCAACTGGATTGCACCCTACGCGGCAACACAGTATTACAGCACTGCCGACTCCCGCAGCTATGATGCGCAGCGCGGCGGGCGTTGGTTTGAGCGCATGAAAGCCGACCACCGCGACGAAATTGTGCGTGGCGCCAAAAAGTTAGGAGGCAGTAATGGCTGACACCATCATTCAATCTCTGCGGGATTATTTTCTCACCTGCCCGCTCATGGGCGATAACAAAATCAACGTTGATTATCTGCCGGAATCGGGCATTGAATATTCCATTGACACCACACCCGCAACGGAAATCATCAAGGAGTACACCGACGGCAGCAGTCTGCGGCAGTATCTGTTCGTCATTCGTTCTGTGAATGATTACGGTTCGGACGTATTGCAGAACATTGCGAACTCCGGGTTTTACGAAAAGTTATCCGAATGGATGGAACGGAACACAAAGTCAGGTTTGCTGCCACAACTGCCCACAGGCAAAGCCGCACAAATCATACAAGCACAGTCCACTGGATACCTGTTCACCACCAGTGCAGCCGCAGGGCGGTACCAGATTCAGTGCAGACTGCAATATTTACAGGAGGTAAACAAATGAAAACCGAGCCAAAAGGCACGCCGATTTTCCGTAATCTAATTGCGGACTATTTGGACATTTCGCAGGATGATACAAAGTCGGATGTGCACCTTATGAACGTTTTCGAGGAAATCGACGAATCCCCGAAGGCGAAAACTGTCAGCAAGCACTACACTGCTGACAAGTCCACCAGCAGCATCACAACCGGCTATGAGCCGGAATTTTCCCTCAAAGGTGACCGCTACAAAGACAATGCTGTAACAGATTTTATCACAAAGATTGGTGAGGAAGAGCTTCTGGGCATTACGGCAGATTATTACCGTGTCAGCCTGTATAGGCCGATTGCAGACAAGCCGAATACCTATTATGCACGTAAGTTTGTAGTGGAATTTGCGGTTGACAAGCTGTCCGGCAAAGGCGGCGAAATTGCATCCGTGGAAGCCAACATGAACAGCCAGGGCGACGTTGTCATTGGTGAGTTCAACACCGAAACGCTGCAGTTTACTGCGAAAGATGATGTTGCTCATACAATTGGTTCACTGGCTGTTACTTCCACCGCCGGAACAAACATCGGCGATACGAAAATCACAGTGTCCCCTACCAAAGCATCCGGAAATAGCTATCGATACCAGACGGCGGCCTCTGTGGCACTGCCTGCTTATGGCGCAGACTGTTCTGCTTTGACAGCATGGGACGGCATTGCTGGCCTTACTGCGGTAACCGGAAACAAAATTTTGGTGGTTGAAACAGACAGTACAAATAAAGCCGTGGCTGCTGGAATTACAACCGTAACAAGCAAAGCAGCTGAATAACTGAAAGCTCTCGGTTTTTGCCGGGGGCTTTTCTTATGCTGATTTTGCGCACATGAACGCAGAACCGGCCAATTTTATTTTGGAGGTACTTACAAATGAGTAAAATTACAATTCAGGGCAACGAACTGGAACTTGATATTTACGATGCAGACGAAAACGAGCGGGTACTGTCTGCAATCGAAAAGGCAAAAGATGCACTCACCGGTCCTAGTGGGCAGAGCACCGCCGGAAATATTCGTGACGCCTGCCATGCAGTTTTTGAGTGCTTCAATACTATTTTTGGCGACGGCACCGACCGCAAGATTTTCGGTGAAAAGTGCAACCTGCGGGACGCGATGCGGGCCATTTTTCAGCTTTGCGACGCGGTACAGGAGCAGCGCGCCGAGCTTGAAGCCGAAACGCAGCAGTTTGTGCAGAAATACAGTCCAAACCGCGCAGCACGCCGGGCAAAGACCGAAAAGAAATGAATCTGCTGATTGATACCGCACCGGAAACAGTCATAATTGGCGGACAGCCCTGCCCCATCCGCACCGATTACCGAATATCCATCCTGTTTGAGCAGCTGATGCTTGACCGCACCGTGCCTGATGAACAAAAGCTGCCGCTGGCGCTAAATTTGTATTACCCGGCATGCCCGACTGATTTGTCTGCTGCTGTGGAGCAAATGCTGTGGTTTTACCGCTGTGGCAAGCCACAAAAGCCCGTATTGTCCGGCGGTGCAGGTACGGAGCAAATTTATGATTATGAGTATGATGACGGCTACATTTTTGCAGCGTTTTTAGCTGATTACGGCATTGACCTTGAGTCAGTGCCGTTTTTGCATTACTGGAAATATCGGGCGTTATTCGAGTCCTTGCGCCCGGAAAACAAGTTCTGCCGAATCCTGCAGTACCGTGCCGCCGACCTGCACGATCTGCCAGATGAACAAAAACGACTGTACCGCCGCATGAAAAAGCTCTATGCTCTGCCCCGCCCGGCAGGAGAGCAGGAGAAAATGGACGAAATTGCAGACAAGTTGATGCATGGCGGCAGGCTATAAGGGGGTGAAAAGCAATGGCCTATGATGGATCTATTCGCATTGATACCAGTATCGACACCAGCGGATTTAACGAAGGCATTAGTAAGGTCAGTGGCACTGCCAGCGAAAAATTGGACAAGGTGAGTGCATCCGCCGACAAAGTGAGTGGCAGTGCATCCAACGCCGGCAGTAAATTCTCTGCTGCCGGAGAAAAGATGTCCAAAACCGGCGCAAAAATGACGCTGGGCTTAACCACGCCGCTTGTTGCACTGGGGCGTTCTGCTGTAAAGACCGGTGCCGATTTTGAGGATACCATGAGTCAGACCGCCGGTGCTCTAAACATCCCTATGAGTCAAATGGGCAGTATGCGTAATCTTGCCCTGAAAATGGGTGCGGACACGCAGTTCAGTGCAAAGGAAGCAGGCGAAGCCATGGTGGAGCTTGCTAAAGGTGGCCTGACTGAAGCCCAGATTAAGGGCGGTGCGCTAAAAGCCACCATGGACTTGGCCGCATCTTCCGGCATGGAACTTGGCAGCTCTGCCAACGTGGTCGTACAAGCCATGGGTGCATTTGGACTGTCCGCTGACAAATCTTCCGTTGCCGCCAATGCACTTGCCGGTGCTGCCGCTGCATCTTCTACCGATGTTGAACCGTTGACACAGGGGCTTGCACAGTGCGGCGCACAGGCACATTTGGCCGGATGGAACATACAGGACACAACCGCAGTGCTGGGTGCATTTGCGGATGCGGGTGTAAATGGCGCCGATGCCGGTACGTCCCTAAAAACTATGCTGCAACGTTTGTCTGCACCAACCGGCAAAGCCGCAAAGTTAATGAATGAATATGGTATTAATGTGCGTAACGGCAATGGCACCATGAAAAGTGCATCCGAAGTAGCGCAACTACTGCATGACAAGTTGGGAAAGCTCTCCCCCGCTGCGCGTGACGCTGCCATGCAGACCATTTTCGGTTCCGATGCCAGCCGTGCTGCAGCGATTATGATGAACAACGGTGCTGCGGGACTTGCCAAATACACAAAAGCCACCTATGACCAGACCAGCGCCTCCCGCCTTGCAGACAGTCAGATGGGCGATACAAACCGTTCTATTGAGCAGATGAAAGGTTCCCTTGAAACAGCAGGTATTGCGCTCAGTACAATTCTGAACCCCATCGTGCGGGATGTGGCCAACAAGATTCAAGACCTTACAAACAAATTTACTGCGCTGCCTGCTCCCGTACAAAAAGTGGTACTTGCAATCGCAGGAATCGTTGCGGCAGCAGGCCCCGCCATTGTGGGATTTGGCAAGTTGGCATCGGGTATTGGTGCCATCCAAAAATTGCTTGGTGGGCTCGGTGCTGGTGCAAAGGTCGTAAAAGATGTTTCAGGCTCCATTAGCACCTTGGGCAAGGCCGGTTCCGGCGTTGGAAAAGTCTTTAAAGGTCTTGGTTCCATTTTCAAAACAGTTGGTTCGGGAATTGGTTCTGCCGTAAAAGTCCTCGGTTCCGGCTTAAAAGTTGTTGGTGCTGGACTGCTCAAGGGCATCAAAGGCATTGGCACTGCAGTAAAGTCCCTGTTTCTGCTGCTTGCGGCCAACCCTGCCGCGCTGATTATCGCCGCGATTGCAGCGATTGTTGGAGCACTGATTTACGCATACAATCACTGCAAAGCATTTCGCGACGGCGTCAATGCCGTGTTTGGCGCAATCGGAAACTTCTTTAAAACGATTGGCACTGGAATTGCGGACTTCTTTACAAAAACGCTTCCTTCTGCATTCACCGCAGTCGGAAATTTCTTTGGCTCTATTGGTTCATCCATCGGTAATTTTGTTACAAAAACGATTCCTTCCGCATTCAGCGCACTGCCGGGAATTGTCGGCGGCGTGTGGAACAATGTAAAAACCGGCGCATCAACAGCATGGTCAAACATCTGTACCGGCGTTACCGGTTTTGCTAAGAACATCAAAAACGGTGTTTCCAGCGCTTTCAACAATCTAAAAAATGGTGCCGCTACTATCTGGGGCAATGTAAAATCCGGCGCTTCTGCTGCCTGGAGCAATATTTGCACCGCCGTGTCCGGCAAAGCAAACGACATCAGAGGCAAAGCCATTTCCGCTTTTAATACGTTTAAAACGAATGCCTCCGGTGTTTGGAAGAACATGAAAACTACTGCATCGTCTATTTGGGGTGGTATTCATTCCGCTGTTTCCACGCAGGCGAACAATATTAAAAATGGTGCAATTACGGCGTTTAACAATTTGAAAAGCGGTGCTGCAGGCATCTGGGGCAATGTAAAAAGTACCGCGGCCAATATTTGGGGCGGAATTTCCAGTACCGTTGGCGGACTCGCCGGAAAGGCGCGGGATGGTGCGATTGGTGCATTCAATGCCCTAAAATCCGGTATTGGCGGCATCATGGGCAAAATTGGCCCCGTTATTAAAGGTGCTTTCAGCGATCCAATTGGATTTATTACCTCTCTGCCCGGCAAGATGTTCCACTGGGGCAGCGAAATAATAGGACATCTGATAGATGGCATCCGTAGCATGATTGATAATATCGGGAATGCAGTCGGTGACGTCGCCAACAAGATAAAGTCCTTTCTACACTTCTCCATCCCGGATGAAGGCCCGCTGCGCGACATTATGGACTGGCCACGTGACATGATGCAGCAGTATGGTGGCGGCATTACCGACAACCTTGACTATGTTACCGTGGCTGTGTCCGGAGTAGCCGAAAACATGGTGCTGCGGCCGGACGCCAGTGCAGTACACCGTATGGTGTCCGATATGTATAGCGCAGTGGGTGCGGAAGTATCCTCGGCATCTGTGCAGTATTCTGCAAACGCTGCTTTTAGCGCTGCACAGTCCTCCCCACATATTAGCCCAATCGTACAGCCTGCACCTGTCACAGTACAGACTGACGATCGGCCTATCATAATGGACGGTAAAACGGTCGGCCGTGTACTGGCACCGCATATTAATGAGGAATTTGCCAAAAGCGACATCAAAGTAAAGCGGGGTGGTTAATTTGCTTGGCATAAAAATTGGCGATAAGCACACCTGGCGGGACTGGGGGCTGCGGCTGGAATCGTATACCATCCCCATGCCGGAGCCGCAGACAAAAACGATTGAAGTACCCGGCATGAGCAGTGTGTTGGACTTGACCG